TCGAGAAGGTAAAGGAGGCGTTCTTGAAGGAAAACCCTGATTACGAAGATTCCAAGAAGACCAAGAAGGTGAAGATCCCGAAGGTGAAGCCCGAGGTCATCAAGGCTCCCAGAGCAAAGGCTGCCAAGCAGTTCTTCGTCGAGGAATTCAAGTCCAAGACGGACCTCAAGGGTAACATTGCACTTGGAGAAGCCGAAAAGGCTTGGATCGCTCTGTCCGAGGATGAAAAGGAACCCTACAACGCGGCTCACCAGAAGACCAAGGATGAAGTCGTCGCCTTCAAGGAATTCGCCAAGGGTATTAAGGAAGAGAGCCTCAAGTCTGGTGTTGAAGATACCATGAAGGCTCTCCGCAACGATGCTGCGAAACGCTGGCACGAGTTGAAGAAGAACTCGCCTCCTCAAACCGAAGAGGTAAGCGAGAGCGAGAGTGAAAGCGACAGCGAGAGTGACAGTGGCAGCGAAAGCGATTAGACAACCAAACCATAAAATCCCAGAAAACCCATAAAAATCATAAAATCCCAGAAAAACCCATAAAAACCAAAAAGCACAAAAAACAAATAAAATTTTTTTATTTTGGTTGTGACAAATTTGGCGATAGGAATAAAAAAATGATGATCCTGGGTCCTCAAGTTTTTCTTATGGTGGGATGATAACACAAAACATAGAAAACCAAAAGAGAATCACACAATCACACTCGTACAAATCAGTATGGCTTCCCAGAAAGTTCAGAAACTGATTACGTTTGACCGCAAGGCCATCATCAAGATGCTAGACTTGAACAAGCCCCAGGCTCAGAGAGTCATGGACATGGAAATGCCTAGCTTAAAGACGAAGAAGGCTGGTGTTCCTGCCACCAATAAGGATGGATTCCCTCGCAAGATTCCTGGCTACATGCTTTACTGCAATGCCTTCCGCGATGAAGTTCGTGGGGAAGATGGTAAGGTCGAGAATCCTCAGCAGGCCATGAAGGAGGCTGCTGCTAAGTGGAAGACATTCTCTGATGATGAGAAGAAGCCCTGGTTGGAGAAGGCGACGGAGAACTTCGAGAAGACAAAGGAGGAGTTCTTGAAGGAGCACCCTGATTACGAAGATTCCAAGAAAACCAAGAAGGTGAAGAAGGTGAAGAAGGTAAAGCCTGTGGTCATCAAGGCTCCGAGAACGAAGTCGGCCAAGCAGTTCTTCACCGAGGAATTCAAGTCCAAGACTGATCTTAAGGGCAACATTGCTCTTGGAGAAGCCGAAAAGGCTTGGCTCGCTCTGTCTGAAAATGAGAAGGAACCGTACAAAACGGCTCATCAGAAGACTAAGGATGAAGTCGACACCTTCAAGGAATTTGCCAAGGGCATCAAGGATGAAAGCCTTGCTGCTGGAGTTGAAGATACCATGAAGGCTCTTCGCAAAGATGCTGCGAAACGCTGGCACGAGTTGAAGAATTCGCCTCCTCAAAATGAAGATCTGACTGAGATTACGAGTGATCTTAGTGAGAGTGATGAAGAAAAGCCTGAGTCTGTGGGTTCATCTGCTCGCTGGGTATCTGTGGAGGTCTTCGAAGGCGAGCAACTCGCCTAGAAATGAGACATACGATTGAAAACCTTACCCCCCATACATAAACCAATAAAACCCATAAAAACTAAAAAACAAGTAAAACACATAAAAACTAAAAAAATCAAAACCAAATATAATTTTTTTATTTGATTTGCATTAGTGATATGGACAAATGAGACCAATCTGCGTAATGTAGGTCATACATACTTCTAGGGATGATAGATAACTACGAATCATCATATGCAACAGAGACGTTGACCTCATGCACCTAACTGCTGCTGCAGCTGCTGCCATGGTGCTAATGGCTCATATCCCTCAACTTCAAGAAATCTTGCTCTTGAAAGTTTCCTCATATTTTGTCTACATCTACATTTGCAGCGATATGTATCTTGATTGTCTGTATCATGAAGTGGATATTCGCCAAATACTGGTCTATTCATTTGATGTCTTGTACAACAGTTACACGAATTTAACGCATAAAACATACATTCTTTATCGGGTAAATGAATATTAATATATTCTAGGGGACGGAGGGGTGTCGATCCACGTACCTTATACCAACTTTCACATAGATTATTAGTTATACGCAAAGCACCTTTTGCAGGAACCCTTTCCAGAGTCGACTTAAAAGTATACCTATGATCGGCGTTATATTCCATAATTTTTATCTGGAGTTCTCTTGGTAACTGCAAATAATTCATCTTTTTTTCCCAGTTTTCTATTTTTTTTTGATAATCCATTTCATCAGCTAATTTCCGCAAAATAGATGGAGTTAGAAATCCAGATTGCACTTTTAATTTAAGAGAATTGAGCGTTTTATAGCTCAATGTATGGGGATATTCTAGATTTGAATTGTTCATATTGAGTAGTTTACAACATTTATTAATTGTAAGATTTAGCAATCATTTTTATCACTAAATTCATTACTCCTCAATCTGTATAAATAGTTTAGGTTGTTCAGGAAATGTACCAATATGATGTAAATTGGTAAATTCTTAAAAATGATTATTAATAAAAATGATTTTGTATATTTAACTTTTATAAATCTATACTAAAATATTGACATAATAATGTATTCCGAAAAAGTTACCAGCAGTAGCGAATCTGATCAGGAGGACTTTGGAGAATTGGCTGAGTTTGAATCCCAGGTCATGGAACTCATGGATGAAACTGGTTATGAGAGAGATGCATGTGTCACAGCCTTAGAAGATGCAAACGGTGATGAGACAGATGCCATTAATTGGCTTCTCTATAAAAATCAGAAGAGACAAGACCAAATCAATAAAAATTTTGATACGCAAATAGGGTTAATTACTAACAAGTTCTGGAATATGGCTCAAAATATTGAACATGTAGATACTGTACTACTTTCCGCATCAAAATGTGAAGATGATATTATAAATATTGCAGATAAAACTATAAATGGTCTTAATGGAATAATTGAAGATTTGTTAAATGAGAATAAAAAATTAAAAGAAAATCAAAGAAGATTCTTTCCTGTAAGGTAGTAAAGTTATTTACATTTGATATTAAAGTTTTAAATGAACACCTTTATCAATCGGAAGACTGATACCTGTTATGTGTCTACCTTCAGGAGAGCATAGTAAGTAGATTCCTTCGCCTACTTCTTCTGTAGTCATGGAACCATTTGGAGAATATTTCTCTGCCATTTTTTCTACCATAGAATCGCCTGTGGTTTCATATAAATCACCCATTCTATCCCATGCATCTGTCTTTGTAAAACCTGGGATGACAATATTACAATTAATATCAAGAGGAGCACATCTTAATGCAAATAATCGCATAGCATATTCCATTATACATTTACCACTACCTGGCATATCATATCCAGGTGAAGGATTAAATTGCGTTGTACATCCTGGTGATGAAATTCCGATTAAAGACCCACCTTTTTTCATTCGAGGTATAGAACGTTCGCATATATCAATATAAGCATCGCCATACATTTTTTGATAAAATTTCATAATACTTATATCGAGTTCATCATTATTAATCAAAGAACCATCTCCAAATGCAAGATTATTAAGAGGTTTTTTCAAACCTTCGGAATTTCCAGATGTTATACCAACATATTGACCTGCATTGTGAACTACAACACCAAGATTATGAGTATTCTTAAATTTTAGGTCATAAAATTTGAACATTTTTTTCCGTGTTGATTTTAAGGAAATATCACCTGAAAAAAGTTCAACACGACAATTATATTTTTTCTCCAAAAATTTACAAGTGTCAATTGCAGATTCATAATCACTGTTATATGATAATAGCAAATCATACTCTCTTTTGGCCAGAGATTCAGAAATTCCTTTGCCAATACCACGAGTTCCTCCAGTAACAATGGCTACTTTTCGTCTTAATGCAAAGGTTGAAACTGCTTTAAATAAAATGAAAAGATTTATCAGAAATGTAGTATTCATCTATAGTATTTTTTATCAATAAATGTTTATTCATTGTTACTGTGTTACACCTTAATATAAAAATGATCTGTATGAGTCGTTTAAGTTTATGTTAAGTTTTAAAACGCACATATACAATTATGAATTCGTTATTTATGAATCAGATCTCTGAGGACACGAAGGCAAATGTAGTAAAAAATAGATTTGCGGAGGTGTTTGCTCGTGAAGAGAAGAGAAGGTGCCAGATTAGAGAGAAAGACCATTTAATGCAAAATTTAGTAAATAGATTTTACAGAGGTATTATTTCAGCTATTTGGGAATCAGCTGACAAAGGAAGGTATTACTGTGTCATTGAATTTGACATAACGTGTTTTAAGTACATGCCTAAGAGTTATGGAGGATGGGGTATTTCACTTCAAGAACGTATCGAAAAAAACTTGATCTCTGAACGTGGACTTGGAAAACCAAATACAATTGTTCATTCATTATTTAGTTACATTTCGGATACTAAAAGAGAATTAAAAGTGAATGGGGTTATGGTAACCAATTATTTAGATGATTCTTTGAAATATTCTATACTTGATAGCAATATCTGTGTAACTCGTTTTGGGAAAATGCGTCCCTACTATGAAGAATCAAATAACAAAAGAGAAAACATACTCGTTGAACTTAGATGGGATACCTTGCCGCAAGAAAGAAAGAAATTCTTCCATGTATGCGGCGATAAGGCTTCAAATGTCGATTTTTCGAGTGATGAAAATGTAACGGATGACGAATTGGAGGACCCGGCCTGGTCGCCGCCGCCGGCCGTGCGGCAGCAGATGGTCAATCTGAAGGCCCGAAAGGTGCAGGATGCCGAGGCAGCTAAAGCGGACAATGACGATGAATTGGAGCCGAACCACGTGCACAACGACATGTTCAGTTGGCGTGCACGCGGCGTGGTCTTTTCCCCCGCCGACGAATATGACGGTTCGCGGCCGGGTTACGTGTTCAGGAAAGGTTACCACGGATTGGGCTACTATAGGGACACCGTACAGTCGGCGACCGAAGACCGCGTGCCCGGAAGCGTCCTGGAAGGTTGCCCGAAACGATGAAGCCCTACTCACCGCATATTTTTTATAAAATATTAATGATAGTAATATACTATGACTAATAAAATTGACGAATATTATAGATTATTTGAAAAATACAGAGAAGAATATGGTAAGAACATTATCGTATTGATTCAAGACGGTCATTATTATGAAATATATGGTAATAAACATGACGAAGAACAAATAAAATTATGTAGAGATATACTTAGGTTTAAAGTAATACAAAAGTATGATAAATTAGCGTGTACCTTTAGATATAATATGTATAAATATTATGAGAAAACTATATTATCTAAAGGTTATACAATAGTGTATGTTGATCAGGTACCCAAATTTTTCCCGTATAAAAGGTTTGTATGGGAAGTTAGAGAAATAAAAGAATCTACGGATACATATTCAAATGATAGCGGATGTAGTATATTGACTTGTTTATATGCAAGTTGTTGTCCAAGCTTGTATGTTCACAATTTGAGAACTTATGATTGATATCAGAAGAGACTTCAGTGTAAAAGAATATGTAATTTGATTCAGATTACTTAAGTTTCTTTTTTATACGAATTTGATTTGTATGTCCACATTTCTTCTTTCTACAATTTTTAGCTCTTGGTGGTAATCGTGCATAACATTTTCTGCAAATCATTTTATCACAATTATAAGACTTAGCAAGTGCTGCGAGAGATGGATCGTATACCATTATTTATAAGTTACGATTAGTTTATTTAAATTGAGATTATATATTGTTTTCTTCCATTTGTTTCCTTCTTTTGTATATATCTTTACGTGAGTCATACTTCCAGTTATGTATCATTATATTTACAGGCAATGGTTTGAATTCTAAATTATGTGAATTCCATAATCTTGTAATACATTGTTCATTAGATCCTTCTCCTACTAATACTGGAAAATCACCCTTTTTAATTAGAAAGGCCGTATTTGCAATTTTTTTTGGTATTATAAAAAATTGGTCATCAATGATTACTTCACCGCTTAATTTCGACGGTAGATCAAGTACTCCAGTATGATATTCCAAACTCAATCTCTCGGGATAAATTCTCATTCTAACATTTATTTTATTCATATCACATTCATCAATTTTTTGCATCATACAATTCTTGAAATAAAAATTATCAGGTCGTGTACATATAAAAATATCATATTTTATGTCATTTTTTTTCATAAAAGGTATTACTGTACCATTATACAGTTCACTAAATCTAGAAAACTGAGGTTGAATTAAGGAGTTTGGGGCTTTTGCCGTGGTATCAGAATATGATAAGGCATCCCCTATCATTTCTCCTTTTAAGTTATAAATATCTAATTTTTTATCACTGTGAACAAATGAATGAACTTCATTACCATCTTTTAGGAGTACATTAATTAAATTTTCATGTAATGATGTACTCACTTCATCATAACATCTTTTTAAACCGCAATTCAAAATGCATATCTTCATCTATAATAAAAATTTAAGATTTTTTGTTTAATATAAAATTTTGCTTAAGATAGAATTATATGTAATGTGAATTGAGTATAAATCATATATTTTTTTATGTTTTAAATTTTAATGTTGATCGATTGTTTTTTAATGAATAATGAATTGGATATGTTAGAATTTAGGCTAACTGAGCATGATCCTTTTACTGATTTATTTGTAATCATTGAATCACCTAAAACATTTAGTGGAAAGAAAAAGGAGTTATTTGTTACAAACAATAAAGAAAGATTCAAAAAATGGGAACATAAAATGCATATAATTGTATATAACGATGTAAGCAGAAAACATGGTTTTGGTTTAGAATTTGCAAGTAGACAATTTGGTATTCAATATATACGTGATAATTTAGGTACGTTTAAAGAATCATATGTATCAGCTGTAGGGGATGTAGATGAGATTTATAAGCAAAGAGAGATAACAAATCTGATAAATAATTTTCCTAAGGACGTTGCAGTTGTTCCTAGATTAAAACATTTTTGTTATAGTTTAAAATTAACAAGAAAACTAGAATGGACACCACAAAAAAGATTAAAAATATTTCCATATTCTTGGATGACACGTTTTAACGTAGATACTTCTAGTGAAAAAGACGAATTTAAGATTTTAGAAAGTTTACCTCATATTCAAAAGCATTTTATGGGATGGCATCTATGTTATTTTGGTGGAGAAGAACAAATATTAAATAAGATATCTGATTTTTCACATCACAACATGAAAAAATGTCGAGACATTAAGAATAATATTAATCTTTTAAAGGAACGAATTGAACAAAAAAAGGATATATTTGATAGGGATTATGAAAATTTATATTTTGACAATGCCTATAAAGATTACCCGAATAACTTGGAACTTCTTAAAAAATTGAATTTAGATGCATATTTAGTGAGTTCCACATTAAAAAAGTCATATCGTTTTAAATTTTATTTAATACACAATGGTGACATGGACAGATATAATTTTATGATGAAAGAATTCATTACAAATGGTATTGATAAGGATAATGTGGTAATAATAAGAGGTCCAAATAAGGAGGATGTATCAGATGAGTTACATAAGCAATCTTGTACTAATCCTGAGAAAACAACAAAGGGTCAAACGAGTGTTACTTACAAACATTATTTAGCAATAAAAGATATTTCGGAATCTAACTGTGAAATGGGAGTTATCATGGAAGATAATATAGAATTTTTTGGTAATGTTATGGATGCTTTGGAGAGATATATAAAAGACATGGATGATGATTGGGATATCTTGTTTGATAGTGATATTTTATCAGATTGTTACCCAAGATTTAACCCCAATAAAGATGTGAATGGGAAAAGTGTTATTAGATCTATTCCATCAAGTCCAAGTAAAGGTGCAAATTTTGTTTTGATAAATTCTAAATGTATAAAAGAAATAAAAGAGTCCTATTTACCATATATTATGCACAGTGACCATAATTATAATAGAGTTATTAATAAGAATAAGTTAAAATCGTATTGGGCAGTTCCATATAATGTACATTATCGTAAATTGAAATCAACATGGAAGTAAATAGTAGTTAATTTTTAGTAATTTCAGTTGATTATATAATTAAATTTCTAACATAGTCGATGTTGATTATTTCTTCTGTATTTGGGTCAAATATGTGTTTCCATAATCTTTCTAGACAAAATCCATAATTTTGATCTTTAAGTAATAAGATGTTTAATTTAGTATAAAAATCTTTTGGTTTATCTAGTATTGCACTTTTTGATGCCAAAAACATACCACAATAGTTACATATTATATTGACATCACATTCGTCTTTATTTTTCTTTTTGAACATAAAAGGAAAATTATGCTTTGTTAAGATGAGATTTTTCTTTAATTGAGGGGATCTATAATATTCAAACGGATCAAGAAAATTATCAAAAGAGTTCCATCCATTATTCCCTCTTGTTTTGTTCAAACCTATATATTTTATATTATGCTTGCTAATTTTTTCAATATTATTTATTACCCATACAACATCTTCCTTATTTGTATGCCAATCTTTTAGATGAGAATCATATAAGTTTCCTTGTAAAAACATAACATTTTCGGGTAAATTATCGTAGTTATTTATAATATATTTTAAGTAAGTATCACCTTCCTTTCCTATATTTTGTAATTTATATACAGTTTCATTAGGAATATCTAAATCTGCAGGACCTTTGTTGTAAATAATACGGTATTTCTTAATGTCATCGGACCAAGATATATTTTCATTATATCTTGCAATAATGCATGCTATGTTGCGATCTTTATATGTAATTTTGGTACCACGTTCTTCTTTCGGTATAGATATGTCCTTTGTTTCTTTGATATTTTTAGGTATTGTTTTTTTTGTATCTATTTGTGTTTGTTCAAAAACAGAATTATTCTTATAATTTATAAGGTAATCTTTGAATCTCTTTTCATGATAATTATATATTGGTTCAGAAGTGTCTACATATTTATCATAATCTAATACATGAAATTGTATATCATTAATTTTAAATTCCTCTTTTTTATCTTTCAAATCGTTGGTCCACCATACTTGATTTTCTCTTGCGTGATTTTTCCCTCTACTTCTTAAATAAAAGGATGGCATATAAACGTTCTTTATAACATAACTCATTTGAATAATAAATGGTGATAAAGATGAATTAGATACAACTAAATTTTTAGCAGCGAGAAGAATCCCCATATCAAATTTGAATCCGTAACCATTGCCACCGGTACGATTTTTTTTATTATTTAAGAAATGAATTATTTTAGTATACTTCTTAATTAAAGAATTGAAACATGGGTTATTTTGGTGTTCAGTTATGATATAAATATCATTCCACTCTTTACTTTCTATAACATCGATATAAAATTGGAGAGGGGGTTGTATGTATACAGCATGACCAGAATTCATAATATCACCACTTCGCAAATGTATTACAAGATCATTATCATTTAAGTAATTAACAGGAGAGAAATTGAATATAGGATTTATATATTTATGGACTATATATATTCTGTCTTCAAATTTCATATCACCCAAATAGAATCCACAGAACCACGATTCAAACTGATTTTTTTTATTATTCCATATAAGAGAGCATCTTTTTTTAAGTATATCTTTTATATCTAAAACACGGGTTGTATTTTTTTGTTGTACATCTATTTGCATTGCCTTTATTATTTCATTTGGTTGATTTGGTAAAAGTTGAGTCGTCCACCAACGCATGCCATCAAAAATTACCTTTGATATATTGTATTTTTCGGCAAAATAAATTGCGTTTATAACACATAACATACAATTTCCAGTTCTACCAAGACTTTTGGTGAGTTCAAGAGTATACATTAATACTAATTTTTATAATAATTAGAATGTATATAATGCACTAATATTATTTAACAATACTCGTATAAAAAATTATAAGTAAATGTTGAATATAGGGCAGTCTATCGTTCAAGATTATATTCAACATTTGCCGGATAACATAATATTTACCGATTATATTCAAGATGTATCAGTAGTAAGCGAGTCTTTGTTAGGGGTATCCTCGTCTTTATTTTTGGGTTCGAACTTAAAAAACAGATTGAATATAGAATCAAATATTACAAGAAAAGTGATTCATGTATTTTCAGGACCATTGTATTTAGAGTCATGGAAATTTTATAGTAATACACCTATCGGTCATTATTTTTCTACGATTGTACCAATATTTATTTTAATAGGGTTATATTTGAATAAGAACAAAGATATTGGATCGTTAATATCTAGAGATTCTAAAGAATTAAATATAACAAGTAACATTGGTTTATCCAGTGGACCATTTATCTATATTAATGTGTTGCTTATTCTAAATCTTATAGGATGGAAGGATATACATAGTATTTTAGCAATTGCAAATATGGCTTATGGAGATGGTTTTTCTGATATAGTTGGAAGAAGATATGGAAAAAGAAAATGGAATTTCAATAAAAGTAAAAGTTTAGTTGGAAGTTGTGCATTTCTTTGTTTTTCTATTTTAGGAAGTTTGATTCATTTGAACTCTTACAATTATAATATAGACTTAAAATTACTAAGTACCATTATTTTACACTCAGGAATTGTATCATTTATTGAGATTATACCATTTGGTGATGATAACATAAACGTACCTTTGAGTAGCTATTTATTAAGTCATATATTATTTACTGACATATAGATGTAAATTTCAATCTTTTTTCACCTCCCATATATCCATGATTGTAACAGTTATAACTAATTGATCCAAAATCTCTTTTCACATCTATTTCTATTGTCCCGGTATAATGTTGGACACTCATATTTTCAACAATTATAGGATTATTATATGGCGTACCACTTATAACTTCCAAATCATCTGTATTATTTACTACAAAACCGATTGGATGATCGGCACTTATACCCGTTAACGTATATGTTCCAATATATACACCTATATAATCATTTGATTCATAAGGTATAGAATTGAATAGATATGGATTTTGCATTGATATAACGTTATCAGATGAGGTATTTAAACATTGAATATTTGGAGTGATTGCGTTTATTTTATCTAATTCTGTTTGGAGATAGTTTATTGTACCCAATATACCACTTCCATTCAATGTTATTTCACTAGCAACATTTAGGTCTCCTTTTACTCCAAAACGACTTGTCATTATTATTAAATAACAACAATTTAAATTTAAATATAAAGCTTATCTATACTTCCTTTATTTTTTTAAGTTTTTTTAATACCTGATTTTCTCTTTTTTTAGTGACAGCTTTTTTTATTGCTACTTCTGTTACAATTTCATTGCTATGAAATAGTCCATAAAATATATACTTTACAAATAATACACAAAATACAATTGTGACAATTAAAGTTATAAATTTACTAAGTAAATCATCAATAGTTTTTGGGATAAAGATATGTACAATGCGTTCGTTTAAGGAATTTACAAAGTCTCTAAAAACAAATGCTATTAGGAAAGCAATTGATGATGGGACGACATTAAAATCTATTAAAAAGTGAGCAATGGAATGTCTCATTTGTTTCATAGTTCCTTTCTCTTGTTTTGTTGTTTTTTTTATTATGTTTGAAGCTTGAGGATCACCTGAAGTCAATTCCGTTTTCATATTATTAACTAGAATATAATAAGTAATGCGTTTTTATCAATTGAAAATTTTAAGTTTTGTTAATAATGAAATTAATTTTGAAAGAATGTTTGCTTCGTTATGTAGTTTACAGGAAAAAAGATTATCATGATACGTATTCAATAATAAGTAAAATTTGCGGAGTGCCCTCTTTAGTGTCAGGATATGTACATGAACAGATATCCGAATATGGTGAGTTTAACGATGAAGCAATATTAATACCAAAAGGGTATCGCAAAATAAAAAGACCATCAGAAGAATGGATGAGAGAGTATGTTTGTCGAAAGATACCCACACTTCCTAAAAATATAAAAAATGCACTTGAATATAGAGATTGGTTTGAAAATTCAAGACCTTACTGGTTAAAAATAGATGATGTATTAAAGTTGAAAAATAATGAAACTATTTCTCTTATTATGTTAGATAGAAATGTTCTTGATGTTGTATTGAATTCTAATAAAATGAATAATGTGTATACGGCAACACATTTTTTTAGGAATCAGAAAGCATTATACACACACGATGATGAATTATACGGGAAATTAAGATTGATAGGACACAAAGAGTCTAAAATAGAATGGAAATTTGACAAAAGTGAAGGTTTTCACATACAATATGCTAAGGATAATTGGTATCCATTGATAAATGACTACTTACCAAAATATGGTGACACGGGTCCTTTGTTAAATATACAAACGCATTGGAAAGAGTTTGATGTGAATACACCAATTGGATGGAGAGGACCATTGATTAAATTGTCTAATATTGAAAAGATAGGTAAGATTTGGTACGATGAAACTAAAGACGAGTATATCCCTCCGCGTAGATACCTTTTAACCCATTAATAACTAATCTTATTTTCTAACTAATCTAAGTTATATGTCATTTAGTAAGGAATCATTGGTATATCTTGCTAAGTATTTGCAAAAATAAAAAATTATTCTAATTAAATTAAGAATAAACCCCTACCAATGAATCTTCAAAACTGTTAACAGACCTCCATGAGTTCATATTCCCTTGTTTATATAAATACCATTCTATGGATATGTCAATCTCGTATGATATCCGTAAATTCCATAATCGATTTGCATGAAAAGATGTAAATCCGTTAGAAATATCATCCCATAATGACTCCATATCAAATACTGTTTCACATTCAATCGCATGAAATATTAATTGAATTATCTCTCCATTTGACATCACACCTACATCGTAACTTTCTTCCCAAAAATCTTTAGAAGAAACTTTATCATATGCCTTTTTTATATGACTTATAAGTTCGAATATGTCATCAGGAGATATCGCGGTTCCATTTTCCCATAATGTACGGAATGACAGATGTGCTTTTCTTTTTTGAAAGGGTTTTATAACCTCACAAAGATTATAATCATTTATATTTTTATTCAAATCGTCGAATAGAGAATCTAAATAATTACTTGGTAATGTTCTTCTTAGCTCGTTTTGTTTAAAAACAATATCATTTTTGTCAATATAAAGAGGACCAGATGTCCATGTCATTTTGTATACATTGTTTATAACTAAGTTATATACTGTATCATTTTTAGATCATTGGTTCTAAATAAAATATTAATAGATAAATAATGAGAGATATTAAAACAAGAAAAGGTAGAAAGTCAAAAAAGAATAACTCAAAAAGAGCTATAAGAACGAAAAAAATTGTTTCACGAAAAAAAGTAAGTAAAAAAGGACAATTAAAAATACAAAAAAAGAAAAATACTGCGGGATTAGTTCTTCGTGCTGTTTCTGATTTTTTTCCTGAAGAAGATGTTGAAACAATTAGTCGTTATAATAAGTATATTCTCAGTGAAGGAAAGAAGGGTAGGAATAAAGGTACAAATTTTTGTCGTAATAAGATTTTAAAGGAGTATCTAAAAAGACTTTTATCTAATACAATTGAAGAAGACAATTATTTTATTTGGTATCAGTATCCTCAAAGTGGGGTAATCTCGAGTGTGAGAGGATTTCTTATTGCACATAAAATTTCTGAGAAAACATTGGTTATAGATTGTTTGTGTGCTAAATTTGGGCATGGCATTGATGGTCTTCTTGAAAATGTTATTAATTGGGCAAAAATGGGAGATTACAATGACATTTTACTAGAACCTGTAAATGACTATAATGTTATTCAAAAATATCAAAAGAAAAATTTCAATTTTTTGTACAATACTCAAAACAAGAAGATAAAAAAAGTCTTAGGAAAGAATGCATTATCTGCTATGTATTTATCTTTAAATTATTATGGAAATGAAATCGACTATGGAATAGGAGATGAGGTGGGAGATAGAATATCGGAAAATATGAAAGCACTCTCAAATGAGGGTTTAGATGAAGATATGTCATATAGTTCAGATGATTCAGATAATTCAGATGATTCAGATAATTCAGATGATTCAGATGCAGGCAGCTGGGTCGCCCACGTCGACCCCGCGACGGGTGCGACTTACTACACCCGAGGTAATGATGTAAGATGGGAGCATGATTCAGATAATTTAGATGATTCAGATAATTAGATAGTTCAAAGAATTCATACTATAACTAGGACAGACCATATAATTAATATTAATAGATATAAGGTTAAATCATAATATTAATCTAAAAATGTCAGATAATAAGAAAGCGATGCTTAATTCGGCATCTGAAGCAGCTTCCGACGTAGCATCGGAAATGAAAAAAGCGACTCTTGAAGCGATGGTAGATATGTTAAACAAAGAAGAGTTTAAAGACGCATTTCTTAAAGAGATAAATGATTCGATTGATATACCAATTATCAATGAGAAAAAAGAAGGCAAGATTTTTAAAGCACTTTATAAGATTTTAGTTAAGATTGTAGAGAAACAAGTTGCTCAATCTGAATAAATACTTAAAATTTTTTGAACGAAATCGCTTCTTTTTGAATCCTCTATATTAAATTGTATTGTTGCTATAGCGTTTTTTATCATATCATGATAGTCAGGGAACGCAAGTTCTAATTTTTGCAGTAATTGTGATAAACCATCCGTGTTTTTTTCTATATCTAAATCACACTGAGATATATCACCTGTAATAATGAGCTTTGTATTATGACCAACGCGAGTTAGTAACATTTTCATTTGTGAAGGAAGAGAGTTTTGCATTTCATCAGCAATTATAACTGCATTATCAAAGGTTCTACCTCTCATAAATCCAAGAGGACATATTTCTATTTTATCATTTTTTATTAACATTTCAATATCCTTCTTTGAAATATCCTTTTGAAAACAATCAAACAATGGCTGTGAAAAGGGTGAAAATTTTTCTTCTGTATTTCCTGGAAGAAATCCTATATTTTCATTTTCGACAGTTGTTGTTGGACGAGTAATAACGATTTTTTGTATATCACCATTGTGAAGATGTTCTAAAGATTTTTTGCAAGCAATCCAGGTTTTTCCTGTTCCTGCTGGACCAGTTGCGATTATTAAATCATATTTATTTGAGTGGATAAAATCAGAATATTTGTTTTGTTTAGGTGTTAAATTGATTTTATCTGAATTATGAAGTCCATAAGATATTCCAATATATAATAGTAAATATCGAATGAACTTCATGTATTACTTATTAAATTATCTTTTTTGATATGTTTTGAATTGTATCCAAAAACGTAAGTAAATATAGAACTAAATAACGTACTCGATGTAAATAAGACAAATGAATTTGTTGTCATTGATTTATTTGTTAGCAATTTAGGGTTTGCATCTAAAATAAAATGACGTAAACCTCCTAAAGTATGATATGATAAAGTTAATGTAGATATAAATATACCAAATGGTTTGTATTTATCAACAAATTTGCCCTTGATATCTGCATTTTTGCCAGTTATTAACAACATTCCTAGTCCAATAAATCCAGTTGACATAACAACACCGGAAATTCTAGTTGCAATAGACGATAATGCAGCAATAGGAAATTTATATATCGTTACATGAGGTGACAGTTTTTTAATCATTATATATACTTATGACT